AATGGGGGCTCGCAACCCTTAGCGGCGTAAAGGCTAAGAAACAACAATGCCTAATGAAGTCCAAACGGCTAACGCTGGAGCCGCCCAAAAACCAGTGATGTCCAACATATCGCCGAGCAACTTTGTTGCTCAGAGGTATAAAGCCAAGATGGAGGCAGCTAAGGCGCAAAATTCGCCCACGCCACCACCCATCGCGGAGAAGCCAATTCCTGAACCAGAAGCTACGGAACCCACTGAACAGCCCAAAGAGCCTGAGCAGGAGGTAACGCAGTCGAACGCTCAAGAAGAAGCAAAAGTTCTTTCTAAGGACGTTGAGATGGAAAACATGAGTGAAGCGGAGCTTAAAGAGCTTGCGTCAAAACTCGGAAGCAAAGCTGTTGCTAGGTTCGGTGAACTCACCGCCAAGCGACGCATTGCTGAAGAGCAGTTGGCACAGCTCCAAGCTGAAATCGCCCGTCGTGAAGAAGGTCCACTAGAAGCTAAAGTGGAAAACAACCCATATGCCACCGTTGCCACCCCTGAAGAATTACAAACAAAATTCACAGAGGTAAACGAGGTAATTGATTGGGCCGAAGACCTTCTTGATAAGAGTGAAGACCTTGCTGGTGATGACGTTGTAGCTAACGTCAATGGCAAGGAATACACGAAACGCGACGTAAAGGATGCTGCAAGGAAAGCCCGTAAAGCACGGGACACCTACCTTCCAGCACAACATAAGGAAATTAAACTGGCCCAAGATCGCACAGCCTTGCGCCAAGTCCTAGTTGAGCGTTCCAAAGCGGAACTACCCTGGATGCAAGGCGAGGACAACGACATCCGTAAGCAATACGAGGCAATGATGAGTGATGAGCGTCTGAAGGGCTTGGAGAAATCCCTGCCTGATTTGGCTCCACAAATCCCGTATCTCTTGGCTCATGCGGCTAATAGTTTGTATGCTCGGCGGCCAGTGGATACTAAACCATCCGTTAAACTGTCCCCGAACAGCCCAATTATTAACCAGTCCGCCGACTCCCTAAAGCCTGAAGCTCGTCAGAGCAAGGCCCTGAAAGACCTTAGTGAACGATTTGGAAAATCGTCTAGTTATAAGGACTTCGCAAAACTTCGTGCTCTTCAACATTCTAAAATCTAACTATCATGGCCTTTTCAAATACCTATTCGACCACCAATCCCGGCTCTGCCGTTTCTAACCGCGAAGACCTTACGGACGTTCTGACGGTCCTCGCCCCCGAGGAGACCCCACTCACCTCTCTTGCTAAAAAGAGCAAAGCCACAGCCACTTTCAATGAGTGGACTGTTGACTCTCTTGCTACCCCAGTGACTGCTGGTGTGCGCGAGGGTCAGGATATTTCCACCTTCGTGGACAAATTCTCTGGCCGCGCCCGTCTCGGCAATTACATCCAGTTGTTCCAGAAGAACTACATGGTGTCCCAACTTCAGGACGCTGTTGAGTCTGTTGGTCCAGCTAAGATTGCTGAAGCGGAGGCAAAAGCCATCCGCGAGATGAAGCGCGACATTGAGGCAGTTGTTGCTGGCACGCAAGATCGTGCAGTGGAAGACGGCAGCGCAACGGCTTACGCATCGCGTGGTCTTGGCAACTGGCTTGCATCCGCTGGTCCTGCGGACGTTCCAGCAGCCTATCGCACCCCAGCGGCTTCTATTCATAGCTCAGGCGCACTAACGGAGTCCGCTTTCAACGGTCTTGTTGCCTCGATTTTCGAGAAAACGGGAACGGTGGATGCCCTCACGCTTGTTGCTGGCACGACCCTGCGTCGCACCATCTCTGGCTTTGCCCGTTCGGACGGCAACACCAACGAGAACGTGTTCCACGTCAACCAAATGGCTACCGACAAGGAAATCACCCTCTCGGTGAACACCTACGATAGCGATTTCGGCATCATCACCGTTATTAACGGCAATCCTGCTTGTATGCCTTCGGCTACGACCGGCTATCTCATCAACCCCGACTACGTTGGCGTTGCTGAACTGATGAGCATTGGTAGCACCCGGCTTCCAAATCAGGGCGGCGGCGAGCGCGGCTTCATTGACGCAGCTCTGACGCTTCAGGTTTATTCGCCATTGGCGCATGGTAAGATTACGGTGGTTGCTTAATAAATCGTTAGAGTAGCTTCAAGGCTTGTGTGGTATTATCCATGCAAGCCTTTTTTATGGACATCATCACCCAATTACCACGAAGCTCAAACAGTGAAGCCAACCGTGCGTTGTTCAACGAACTCCGATACGGAGTGAAACTAAAAGAAGCGTGGGAGAATGAGCGCGAAACCATTTGCGCTAAGCACGCTGACAAGGTGAAGAAAGCCCAGGGACAAGGGTTTAACAGCTTACGTTGTGTTGCCGTAACTCCAGCTTGGGAGTGGTTTAACATGAGGAACAAGTATGGTGCAGAAGCCATGCGCGACCGTGGATTCATCAAAGACTTTCAAAAGCGTTTCCCCCATCTCAGTCCCAATAAAATCTAATGGCCGACGGCACATACAGCGACTTGCTTCTTAGGATAAAGGCTCTAGCTGGCGTAAACGATTTTACGGCCACTGAACTCACCTTTATGAATAGCTTGGTCAATCGTAGGGCAAATGCTGCCTACGAAGCCACTGACTATTGGCCGCGCTACCTAGTGGTGGGTGAGAAACGAACCATTAGCACCCCAACCGTAGCAGCTAACGCCATTGAAGCGGGCAGCACCTACACCATTTTGACGGTGGGTAACACCAACTTTGTGTCCATTGGGGCTTCTGCTAACACGGTGGGGGTTGTGTTTACCGCTACAGCTACGGGATCAGGAACAGGCACTGCCTCCCTAAGCACCAACATTGTCCCATTCACTCAGGCGGGTAAGAGCACCATTGATACGTTTCTTCGCATTCACAAAACCTATCAGCCGTTCTATCTCTATTCGGCCCCAGAGTTGGAGTATTACGTCACCTACGAAGGTGCCTATTTGGTGGGCGACACCGCCCCCTCTACTAACACCTACGTCACCTACAAGAAAGTAGCTGACGCTGCCTACACTTCAGCCAGCACCAACATCCCTGGCGAGTGGTTCAACTACCTTGCCCATGCTAGCTTTGCTGACTTCTTGCGGCAAGATGGGCAGAATGAAAAAGCAGTTTTAGAAGAAAACATTGCCAAAGGCATCCTTGACGATCAGTTGCAAAAGACTGACGTTTCTCGTGCCACTGGTATGATAGGCCACCGCATCTCAACCCATAATTCCCGCTCCTTCCGACGATGAATAGCTTCGTAGTAAATCTCTATCCCAAACCTAACGGCACGGCTCCTATCCAAAATCTCACCGTAGGAGCAACGGCAGTTCAATTTGATTCAACCAATTTTGACTACAAGACCAACTCGTTCTTCGTAACGGTGCATACAGCTGGTGTCATTGTTACGTTTGATGGCAGCACGCCCACTGCGTCTAACGGTCATGTTCTTCCAAATAATTGGTATGCTTTCTGGAGCAAAGACGCGGTGCTTTCCGCCAAGCTCCTTCGCCACACAGGAACCTCCGCAGTAGTAACCATCAGTCAATTCACCAACTAACATGGCTAATTCTCGCGTAGTAAACGGTCCTATGCAGGTGATTGCCGCCAATGGGGCACTCCATCGCAATCTCACGGTGAACAGCACGGCCACCAACTTTATTGTTGCAGCCCTCACTGCTGACGCCACCCATGTCTATTGGTCCCTTGAAGGCTGTGACGCCCGTATGTCAATTGACGGAGTGGCTCCCACTACTTCAGATGGACACATCATCAAAGACGGTAATAGCGGCATTTGGAGCCGTAGCTGGGCTCAAGCAGCCAAGGTAATAGCTATCAGCGGATCAGGCAAATTCACGATTAGCGAACTCAACCACCTCTAAAATGTCCGGACTTTTTGACCAAGTTGTAAACTACTCGCCGCCGCTACTTACTTCCGGTCAGGTTAATTATGACGGGACGTGGAACGCGGCTACCAACACCCCTACGCTGGTAAGTCCTCCTGACGCTCTGTCTAAGGGAGACTACTATGTGGTGAGCGCGGCTGGCACGCAGTTTAGCATTAGCTTTGCCGTAGGTGACTGGATTATCAGCAACGGCACAGCCTGGGAGAAGGTGGACTTGACGGACGCTGTTTCTAGCGTGTTTGGGCGCACAGGAGCCGTGGTTGGGGATAGCACCGACTATTCCGCTGTTGGCATTACAAACACGGCTATTGGGGCAGCAAACCCATCTACGGGGGCTTTCACGAGTCTGTCGTCGTCTAGCACAACCACGTTAAATGGCACAACCATTCCGGCCTCTAAGACCTTGGTGGTAACGACGGACAAACTTTCGGCTTTAGCAGCCACCACTTCGGCAGAACTTGCCGGGGTCATTAGTGACGAAACAGGTAGCGGCTCGCTAGTGTTTGCCAATTCTCCAACGCTGGTTACTCCTGCGCTGGGCACGCCTTCAGCCTTAGTAGGCACTAACATCACCGGAACGGCGGCAGCTTTCAACATCAATGGCACCGTAGGAGCAACAACTCCTAGCACGGTGGCAGCTACTTCTGTTACAGCACTCAGCGATAGCGGCTATCAAGCTGTTATTGGTCAACTTACAAGTGGTGATCGAGTAGGTATTTCCGGTCAATCTTCTGGAAGTGGCGCGGCTTTGGTGTTCTTCGACAATGCTCAAACAACCTTCCGCCCTGCCATCTTTGATGCTAGTAGTCACTCGCTAAAGATTAGCGGCGTAGAAAAAGCCTCTGTCACCAGCACGGGTTTACAGGGAGCCATTGGCGCAACTACGGCATCTACAGGTGCCTTTACCACCGTTAGTGCTACCACCCCGATTGCAGTGGCTTCTGGTGGAACAGGCGTTTCTACCTCCACGGGCACAACCAATGTGGTGTTGTCCAACTCGCCAACCCTCGTCACGCCAATCCTCGGCACGCCTCAGAGCGGCACCCTGACGAGCTGCACCGGTCTGCCCATTAGCACGGGCGTCTCCGGTCTCGGCACGGGCATTGCAACGGCTCTGGCGGTCAACGTAGGCACAGCAGGCGCACCGGTAGTCAACGGTGGCGCATTGGGCACACCTAGCTCTGGCACGGTGACGAACCTGACGGGCACGGCCAGCATAAACATCAACGGCACGGTGGGAGCCACCACGCCGAGCACGGGCGCGTTTACCGGTCTGACTGCCAGTTCTGACATAACCATAGGTACTGGAGGCACGGCAAATGTAAGCAATGGTCTGGTAATAAATAGCACTTCTGCTTCAAGTTATGGCTCGTATATTTCTATGCGGGCTGCGGGAGTTGAAAAAGGAGTTGTTAGCCTGAAGAAAGTTGCGTTAGGTGGAAGCAGCAACGATCTGCTTCTATATTCAAACAGCGATAATGTTGTAGTATATGGTGGCGGATCGCTATCTGGCACCTTCACCTCCACCGGCCTCGCCGTCACCGGAGCGTTGAGCGCGACGGGAGACGTAACCTTAGCCGCAACATCCAATCTCATTGCGAATAAGAGCGTCCTTTTGTCTGACGGCACAGCCGGAACAGCTACGGGCGCAATTTACTTCATCAACGACACCGACACGGGATTCTATCGTGCGGGTGGCAACACGCTCGGTTTCATGGGCAACGGGGCAAGCCTCGGAACTTGGAGTCCCACCGGCCTCGCCGTCACCGGCGCGTTGAGCAGCACCACAGGAGCCAACTTTGCGACGAGCAGTGGGAATGTCGGGATTGGGACGGCGAGTCCGTATGGTAAACTTGATGTACGCAGTAGTGTGGCAGCATCGGTTAGTGATGGTATTTTTCTGGGTGACCCAACTAATGGATTTTTAATAGGTGAAAACAGTGCCGCTGCTTTACAAATTGCAGTAACAGCGAGCGGTTCGCCAACCGGCGTGCGCATGACGATTTCAAACAGCGGTAACCTTGGAATTAACACACCTGACCAATTTGGCGGCGGCGTTAAGGTTATCGGCATACTTAACGCACAGACCGTTCCAGCCTCCAACCCAACAGATGGCGGCGTTCTCTACGTCGAATCTGGCGCACTTAAATATCGCGGCAGCTCTGGCACCGTGACCACCATTGCAAACGCCTAATCACATGACCAACGAACAAGCACTCCAAGCACTCCAGAACCTTTACGCAGCAGCCCGCCAAGCGCCATTAAAGGCCGACGACCACGATCTTGTCCGCAAGTGCGCGGAACAGATCAGCAAGGCTCTAAAGCAATTGGCTGAGAAGAAAGAAGAATGAGTGGGACAAACGATACCAACTGGCGCAGCTACGGACCCGTTGACGACGGGACAACCGTGGACGCGGCTAGCTGGCAGGCTCCGCTCGACCCAGAAAACTGGGACGACTTGGTGAAGTGCTCCAACTGCACCGGGCTTGTCATCAGCGGTCTCACGATTCCAGCCAGCCGTGAGGACTCCATCGACTGCGTGCGGGGCTCCAGTTACACGGTGCAGAACTGCACGGTGGGCGGTTCGATTACGGTCAAGGGCGCGATTAACGGTTACACGATTTACGGCTCCTGCGTCAGCGGCACGATTGAGCTGGGCCAGTATGACAACTACTGGACCCGAGGCCGCGCTCCTACGCAGAACGTTTCCATACTCGACACGACCTCACCGGATGGGTCGCCAATTAGGGTGAAGGTTTGGGATGCGGAGATGCCGTTTGTGCAGAATAGCAACGTGAAGATTACTAAGGTGCCTAAGATCATTTGGTGGCCCTATTTTTTGTTCCGCCGTCTCACCAACCCTAAAGCCGTATAAGCCATGCTTGACCTCCTTACAAATGCACTAGGCGGCGGAGCACTCGGTGTTCTCTTACGCATTGGCAATGGGTTCTTTGAGAACTACAAGGCTAGTCAAGAGCATAAGCGCGAGCTAGAGAAGGCCAAAGCTATGGCCGAAATAGCGGCTGACAAAGCCCAATGGGAAGCGTTTACCGCCAGTCAGAATGCGGCGATTGCACCGGTAAACACCGCACCTTGGGCGGCGAATGTTCTCACCTTGTTCCGCCCAGCCATCACCCTTCTGCTCCTTATTCTTGTCACCATCATCTTCTTCAACGTCCCAGATTTTGAACAAGCCGACATGGTGGATGAAGTGCAATTTGCGGCCTTCAATTGTGTAGGCTGGTGGTTTGGTGACAGAATGACCCGTAAGCGATGAACTCCTACGAGAAAGACATTCTTGTGGCATCCACCCCAGCCGCCGCCTCTTTAGGTTTAAGTCAAATTAACAGTCTCATCGGCATCATCGGTGGTTTGGTAGGATTGGCCTACCTCATTTGGAAATGGCACAAGGAATACAAGAAGAATGAACCCTCGTAACCTACCCTGTAACAGTCCCAGGCGGGACATTAGCGGCGGGAAGAAGAGCGTAGTTCGCGCCTGTGCTAACGGGAAGTCTAAGGTGATACGTTTTGGCGACGCCAACATGACGATTAAGAAAAGCGTTCCAGCCCGTAAAGCCTCCTATTGCGCCCGTTCTGGGGGCATTAAAGGCACCTCTAACAAACTCTCGGCCAATTACTGGTCTAGGAAAGCCTGGTCCTGCTAATATGATTTACATGCCTAAAACTCCTCAAGCATCCATCTCCATCTCGGAGAATGCCATTCAATTCAAGTATGGTCCTAACGTGGACAAACCTAAGAGCGGCCTCAAAACGGTCGTTCGTCAACCCAACCCAACTAAACGCAAGGCAGTGAAATGAAAAACAACGAAGGCAAGTATAAGTCGCGCAAGCAAATGATGAAGCACGAAAAGATGGAAGGCAAAAAGGAGCCTAAAGGCTTCGGTAAGGCAGGCTACGGCAAACGCAAGTCCTGTTCGTGAAGTCCACCGTAAACAGCGCAGGGGTTTACACCAAGCCTACGATGCGTAAGGCCCTGTTCCAGTCCATTAAGTCTGGGAGTAAGGGTGGGCGTCCAGGCCAATGGAGCGCGAGGAAGGCGCAATTCCTAGCCGCAGCCTACAAGAAAAAGGGTGGCGGCTACAAGACGGCCAAATGAAGCCTCAACAACGTAGCTTGGTCAATTGGACCAGCCAGAAATGGCGCACGTCGTCAGGCAAGCCCAGTCTAAAGACGGGCGAACGCTATCTACCGTCAGCAGCTTTCAAGGGACTGAGCCGAGCTGAAATTGCGGCCACCAATGCGGCCAAACGTAAGGGAATGAAGGCCGGTAAGCAGTTTGTAAAACAACCTAAGTCCATTGCGCGTAAGACAGCAGCCTACCGGTAGAGAGAGACCAGCTTGCTGGTAGAATGAGCCAATGCCACGCTATAGCTCATTCGGACAATTGGACAACCAGCAAGTTGATGATGGGGACACTGTTTTCCAGCGGATAAACAGCCGCTTACGTCCCGATCAGCTTAAAGCTGGGGAAGTGGCCGTGAGTCAAAACGGGCGCATGGATGTGGACGGCGCATGGCAGGTGCGTAAGGGTATTTCTGTGTTTGGAACCCCCATCACCGTAGGTAGCACAGCCCTCACCCTTCCGTTTACGCTTTACACCAACAGGACAATTAGTTCTGCAACTCGCGCATCTACCATAGTTACTGTAACTACTTCGGCGGCTCATGGGTTTACCAGTAGCACGTTAGTGTCCATTGTAGGGCTAAACGGAACGCTTGCCACCTCTTCCAATCGGCTCATTACGGTGACGGGAAGCACCACCTTTACGTTTGTAATGCCGGGACTCACTGGAACCGAAACCTACAGTGGTAGCGGTGTAGCGGGTGCGCCCATTTTGGACGACACGGCCATTAACAACGTCTATGGCAGTTGTTTGTTTTCAGACCCAGCTTCCAATAGCTCGGAATACATAGCGTTGGCCACCAACACCAAGGTGAGACTCATCAAGTTAAGCGATGCAAGCGTAACGGAAATAGCCTATCCCGCAGCCGTAGCTTTGTCAGAAGATGTCAATCTCATCCAAGCGTTCAACTACCTGTTTATTTTTAGGAACGGTCTTACGGCTTTGGAATGGAACGGCGATTTTGCCGCCCCTACTTTTGCCCTTGTTGACAATGGTGCATACACCCAACCTACCATCTTCCAATCGGCAAATAATGCCGTCATTGCTTCGGGAGTAGTCACCATCACCGCCACGGCTCATAACGTAGAGGTGGGAGACTTGGTTCGCATTAGCGACAAAGGAACCACCGGGCTTAATAGCTTGGAGCAATACGTTGTGTATGAAAAGACGGCTAACACGTTTTTATTCAAGGCTGACGCACCCGATTCTGCTGCTACAACGGTGGCTGTAGGCAAGAGACAGTCCATTGGGCTTGGGTTTACGCACATGCCCTGCCCTGAGTATGCCATCTATCACCAGCGGCGGCTTTTCATGCCTTTCAAGTTCTTGTCCACGGGATCGTCCGGCAGTCCTACTATCACCGCTAGGAACGTAGCAGACGAAATTATTGTCTCGGACATCCTAGACCAAAACACCTACGATCAAATCCAGAACCAGTTCCGCATTGCCTCGGGAGGCGCAGACTACACTGTGGCCCTGCAACCCTTTGCTGAGGACAATCTCATTGTTTTCAACCGTAACAGCATCCATTTGATTAGTGGTATTGGGGCGGACCTGGGTAACTCCGTAGTTAGGGAAATCACCCGTGAAGTGGGATGTTGCTCGCGCAAGTCCATTGCTCAGGTGGGTAACAAAATCATGTTCCTGTCGGACAACGGGGTGTATGGCATTGAGTTTGACGATCTTTACAACCTTCGTGGGGTGAGCGTTCCTTTGTCGGAAGCCATCAATCCCACTATTGAGGACATCAACCCCACTCTGGTTACGAATGCGGTTGGAGTCTATCACAACAACCGTTACTACTTGGCCTACACCCCAATAGGGCAGACGGCCAACAACAAGATAGCAATTTACAACTTCTTGAACGCTGGTTGGGAAAGTATTGACGTAGTTAACCAACAGGGTTGGAACATCCGTGAGTTTGTTCGCGCTGGGGCAGGTGGGATAAACAGCCTCTACGCCATTACAGAACTTGGCGGCATCCATCTCATTGATAGTGGAACAGCAGCCGTAGATACGCTTGCATTGAGCGTAGGCGGGGCTTCCACCACCCACAGCATTGATGCCGAGCTCACCACCCGGCAATATACCTTTGGCACAATGGACCGTAAGAAGTTCAATACTTACGAAATCCACATGGAAAGCTCGCCAGAGATGGAGTCCAACTTGGCTATTTCCTTGGAGACGGAAAACCTAGATGGAACTGAAGACTACGGCAACCTGGGTCTTGTTGATTCAGGAGAAGACGAGAGCTTCCGTGGTCGTTTGGGAAATAAACGAGCCTATGGAGCACAACTCACCGTCTCTCAAACCGTGGGTAGGCCCAAAGTTCGCGCTGTAAAGATAACGGGTATGCTGGCGTTCTCCTCCACCACTTCTGCTTCCTAATGTCCGACATTAAAAAAGGCTACACGTTCACTGACAAGTCAACGGATTGGGTCTCCAACAAGGAGACAGCCATTCGGCTGAACAAGATGCTGGACGATGCCAAGCTCAACTTGGTGGCTGGAACGAACATCACCATCACTCCTACGGCAAATGGTCCGTCCATTGCGGCTACGGGAGGTGGAACGGGCACGGTGACTTCCGTCAATCTTACAGCAGGGACAGGCGTTAGCGTTAGTGGCGGTCCTATTACTACTAGCGGAAGCATTACGGTGAACAACACTGCCCCAGATCAAGTGGTTAGTTTGACAGGGGCTGGGACTACAACGGTTACAGGCACCTACCCCAGCTTTACGATTAGCTCTGCCGATTCAGCTACAGGAACTGTTACATCAGTGGCGGCTACCGCTGGCACAGGAATCACCGTCTCAGGTAGCCCAATTACCACCTCGGGCACGCTCACCATCACGAATACCGCACCCGATCAAATTGTGGCCCTTACGGCCAGCACAGGCATCACCACCAGCGGGACGTATCCAAATTTTACCATCGCAAATTCTGCGCCCGATCAAACCGTTTCTCTCACTGGGGCTGGAACTACGTCCATCACAGGCACCTATCCTAGTTTTACGGTTACATCTAACGATGCGTTCACGGGAACAGTTACAAGTGTCGCGGCCACTGCTGGAACTGGAATAACAATTTCTGGTAGCCCCATCACATCAAGTGGCACACTCAGCATTACAAACAGCGCACCAGATCAAACTGTAGTGTTGTCTGGTGGCACAGGAATTACGACATCAGGAACCTATCCTAGTTTTACTGTAACAAATTCAGCACCCGACCAAACAGTTGCAATAGCGGCTGGCGCGGGCATTTCCGTTTCAGGCACCTACCCCAATTTTACCGTCACTAATAGTTCTCCCTCATCTGGCGGAACGGTTACAAGTGTTTCCGGTTCTGGAGGAAGCACGGGACTTACTCTTACGGGTGGCCCAATTACAAGTAGTGGAACGCTCACCCTCGGTGGAACCTTGGCTGTTGCTAATGGAGGAACCGGAACCGCCAGCCCCAGTCTTGTTGCTGGGTCCAACGTCACAATTAGTGGTTCATGGCCCAATCAAACCATCAATTCGGTTGCTGGTGGAACCGGGACGGTAACTAATGTTAGTGTTACAACTGCAAATGGCGTAAGTGGCACTGTTACAAATTCGACCACCACTCCAGCCATTAGTCTCTCACTTGGAGCAATTACGCCAACATCAGTTGCGGCCTCTGGCACGGTTAGTGGGTCCAATCTTAGTGGCACAAATACGGGCGATCAAACCAACATTTCTGGCAATGCTGCTACGGTTACTACTAATGCCAATTTAACTGGTCCCATCACTAGCGTTGGTAACGCCACGTCCGTAGCCGCACAAACCGGCACTGGTAGCACATTTGTAATGCAGGCGTCTCCTACGCTTACCACCCCAGCCCTTGGAACACCAACCAGCGGACTCCTAAACTCCTGCACGTCCAATCCCAATGCAACCGGGGCTTCTGCTCGCACCTTTCAAGCAAGAGCGGGAGACGTATTTAACGTAAAAGATTTTGGGGCTACCGGGAATGGGAGCACCAATGATTTACCCGCCTTTAATGCGGCAGCTACCGCGATGCTTACTTATGGTGGCGGATGTATCTATATGCCTGCTCCGGCTGTTAGCTACAACCTAGCTGGAGTTTGGACCATTACGCAAACCGCTAACTCTCAAAGCATCTGCTTGCGAGGAGACGGAGCTGGTGTTACCAAACTTTTCTTTAGCACAGCAAGCAACGGAATAGAAATAATTGCAAGCGTAGCGCAAACAGAAGGCGCAACCACATCAAATGTCATTACGGTTGAAGATTTTAGTATTTGTGCTAGTCAAGCGGGAGTTTACAAAGGGCTGAAAATTTCAGGAGAAAACGTAAACGGGTCTTCAATTGGTTATGAAATTCGTCGCATATCTTTTGAAGGATATACTGTCACAAAATACTGGAAAGATGCGATACATTTAATAAATTGTCCTAACGCGGTAATAAAAAGTGTTCGCACGGTTTCTGCAAATAATTCGATTGCAAATGGCGGGGATGCTATTTTTTTAGACAGCACGGCCCCAGACGTAAATCGTTCACCGACGGTTTGCGACATAAGCAATGTTAATGTTCAAGGCCACGCTTATGGAATTAGAGTTATTGGCAGTAATTCATGGGAAGGTGTCACCGTTTCTGAATGCACGTTTGTTTTGGTAGACACTGGGATATACTGGAATACAACCACCGTAGAGGAGCAGCTAAACGTAACAAATTGTCATATAAAAGCTGTTTCCTCATGGATTAACGTCAATAATTGCAACCGTTGTTTTATAACTAGCGGCAATTTTGACAAAGAGGGCAGCGCGGCTTTCACGGGCATTGACATAAATGCTAATAGCGACTGGGCAACAATTACCAATAACTTTCTTCGTTGCGGTTCTGGTGACGTTGCTATTTCAATGGACAGCAGCAATCATACGATTGTGGGGAACAAAATGGAAGGACAGAGCAGTGGAATTGTGCTTAACTCGGGCTCTGACCGATCACTTGTTGCTTTGAATCAACTTTACAACTCAAAAGGAACGGCGCGAGCTGGAACGTGCGTCACGGACAATGGCGCAAACAATCAAGTGTTAAACAATTTCTAACCATATATTTTTAACGTCTCCCTCCTGATAAACTACTCTCATGGCTATTCTATCCAAAGGTCACACCTTCGCTACCGGCAATCAAGTTACCGCAGGCAATTTAAACGCCCTAGTGGATAGTGCTACGTTTGTAGCCGGGAATGGAGGAGCCACCGACAATAGTTCCCTAGAGGTGTCTAGCGGGGTGCTTAGAGTAAAAACTGCTGGCATCACCCCAACCCTGCTCTCAGCGGGAGCCCCGTCATGGGTGCCTGTTGTGGGTGCTACGCCCGCTAACGTAGCCATCCCCGGCAATCAAACCATTGTAGGATCGTTAGATGTTGGAGCCGCAATTTCCGCTACGGGCAACATTTCGTGCAACAATCTATCCCCCAGTGGAGACCTAACAATTCTTGCCGCTAAACAAATCCTTACTAGCGCAACAATTGGGCGCACAGTCAAATTGAATAGTGGCACGGGAGGTAATGCCATTCAGTTTGGCTTCCAGAACGATGGTGGTGGCGTTTTCTTGTTGGTGACGATTGATGGCACTAACGAGTATAAGGTGGCCCTCACTGCTGTTCCGTGACCCCAATTGAGCAAGCCAAGGCTCATTACGTTAAACATGGCCTCAACTTTGAGCAGGACTTAGGCTACTACCTGGTTAATGCCTATGTGGTGGCCGCGCCTGATAGGTTTATGATGTTTAAGCCGGTGAGGGCGGAGATAGGAGAGGCCGATTGGTTTCCAGCCCAGCCTGACGCTTGGTATGTCCATTATGCCGCTGGCAAACGCTGTTTGGAGTGGTTTTTAAGCCAAGCTCCGTTCTTCCTGCCCAAGATTGCTTGGATGAGGGACAAGGGGCTTAAAGCTCAACAGTTGGCCGTCTATGACGCTGTGCGGCTTTATGATAGACTAAAGCACAAATGAGCAAGACGAAAACGCCCACTCCTCCCCCTGCGCCCACAGGCGTGAATGCGGGTCAATCTATGCTGGATTATCAGCGGCAGTTTGCCAATCCAGAACTCCAAGCTCTGACGTTTGGGTTGGAGCAGCAATATCGTCCTCAATATGCCGCGCTCAACCTAGCCGACATTGGGCAATATCAACAGGGCGGCATCAATCTTTTGGGGCAAGGCACCCAACAGCTAGGCGAAATTGAACGTCAAGCCTTGGCTCAACAGCGAGCAGGAGACGTAGCCGCCATTGGTCAATATGGCTCTGGGGTGACGGAAGCTATGCGTCAGGCCGATCCCTATGCGGCGGCTATTGCCAACCAGCAGAACCAATTGGCTATGCAGCTCTATGGGCAGTCCCAAGGACTCACCCCTGAGCAACGTCGTCTAGCTGAACAGCAAGCCCGTAGCGCAGGGATGGCTAGAGGGCGCATTGGCGATCAGTCTTCCGTAGCAGCCGAAATTCTAGGGCGTGAGGGATTCTTGTCGTCTAAACGTCAGGAAGCTATGGGCGCGGGCCAGCTTGCCCAGATGTATAACCAGCAGTTTTCCAGCCCTCTCATGTCCATTCTTGGCCGTCCTTCTTCGGCTATGCAATATGCACAAGGACAGCAGGGCTTGGCCTATCAGCAAGCTCAGGGGCCTGTTGGCCCTCGTTTCAGTGATCCTAACGCTGGGGTCAATCTTGCTCTCCAGAATGCGAGCAATCTTTCCAACTACAATGCGTCTATTTATGGATCGCAGGCAGCTTTGGCTGGAGCTAAAGCTCAGGCTAATGCGGCTATTATCAGCGGTGCTATGCAAATGGGTGGTGCAGTAGCGGCTGGTGGCATCAAAAAGTAGGGTTAATTTAATACTATGGCTTTTCAAACTGGCTCACAGGTAAATGCGGCTCTAGGCCGTACAGACTACACTCCATTCTTGCAGGGTGCGCTTCAAGGTGCTCAGGCGCAGGCGCGTGGGGCCGAGCTAATTGGTCAGGGCTTGGCTGGACTGGGCCAGCAAGTAGCCTCTGGCATCGAGAAGTATTACAAGAAGGAAGAAGAGAAGAAGGTAAAACAACAGGGCGTTGATTTCATTGTAAAAAACTTTGGTGTTGATGAAAAAGCAGCAGCCGCTGGTATTGGTGCAGTTGGGGCACAAGCATTTGCCAATTTCCTGCAAGGAGAACAAGAAAAACAAAAGTTAAGTGGTTTGTTTAGCCAAACCAATGCTCCTGCTGCTGGTGCTGCAATCCAAGGCGGTGCTTCGTTTGAACAACTTCCAATGGATGGCGCGGCTTACAAGACTACGCCAATTGGCGTTCAACAGTTTATTGAGCGTGGATTTGCTGCTAACATTGATCCCAACAAGATTGCTTCCGTTGCTAACGCGATGGTTAATGCGCGTGAAGCTGAACTTCGCGCTCAACCCAAACCCCGTGATCCAGCAGAAATTCTTAAGCTCAATGCAGAGGTTGATAAACTTCGTGCAGAAGCTCGTCGGGCTGATGCTCAGGCATCGGCGGCTGGTCAACCAAGTCCAACGCTTGCATTGGCAAAAGAAAAATTTGCCTACGAAAAAGACAAAGATGACGCTAAAAAAGCATTAGAAGATGCCAACTTTTTAGATCAAGTAGCTGCTCAAAAAACAATGCTTGGAACAACAATTGATAACATTGACCAATCAATCAATTTGCTTAGAGGTGGTGCCGGTGGGACAATTCAGGGATTTGCTCCAGTTGCAGCAGTTGGAGCTATGCTTCCGTCTGGAGGTTCAAGCAAAATTTTAATTTCTAGGTTGGATAGCATCAAATCTGCCGTTAAGCTGGAAAACATCATGTCTATGAAAGCCATGAGCAAAACTGGCGCAACTGGGCTTGGTCAAATTACCAATCAAGAAGGTCAAGATTTGGCTAACAACATTGCCAAGATTGATCCTACGCTTCCAGAGGAAGAACAAATTAAGAATTTAATAACCATCAAGGAAACACTAGTTAAACTTGGTAATATCAAAGCCAAGGAAAGAGCTGCTCCGGAAGGTCTTGAGATTATTTCAGTTAAAAAACTTAAGTAATATAATGCCAACATATCAAATCGAAACCAACAAGGGGACATTTGAAATTGAGGCTAATCGGGAGCCAACCGCTTCTGAGATTGAGTCATACATTTCACAGCAATCGGCTGCGCCTGCTGCACTCACTCAAGCGCAACCAATGGCTCAACAAACTCCAGTTGCACAAGAACGCGACCCATCTACTATTCCTGAACTTGTTGCTGGCAATGAGCAACAGATGGCGCAGCAACGTGCTCGTAATGTTCAACAGCAGCTTGGCCTAGCTGAACCTGTATCTCCAACGGAAACGGTTCCGATGGCTCAACGATTTGTAGCTGGTTTTGCTCCTACTGCTCCCGAAAAAAAAGCTTATTACGAAAGCGAATACGGAAAGGATTCATTCATTCCACTTAGTAGCAATCGGGCTTTAGTTCGCATTCCCGACAAGACTAATGGATTCAAATGGGTAGTTGATGATCCCGCTGGGTTGGATGCTGGTGATATAGCCGAAATTGCATCTAGCGGTCCAGAACTTACTGCTGGTATTGTTTCTACATTAGGTAAAACCCCAGGAACTGCTGGTGGCATAGCTAAACTTGCCCAAGTATCTGGTGTTAGCGCTTTGGCATCCAATGTTTTTGGAGCTTTGCAAGATGCGGCTTTTCGCGGTCTTACCGGACAGCCAATTAACGCCCCTGAAATCTTAGGTCGCCGCGCTCAGGGAACGGCAATTGAAACAGCATTGGGTGTTGTTGCTCCTAAAGCTTTGGAAAAGGTTGTTCAAATGGCTCGGACGCGATCTGCTCTTTCGTCCAATATCGAAGCATTCATGGATGAGGGCAAAGCAGCCAAGCAAGCTCTTCAAAAAGAAGGCTACAATCCATCTACTTCTGCTGAATTGGCTGATGCTATCCGCACCGCTAACCCAGCTAAACTTTCTTCCGTTGAAGCTGGTGATGCTTTGGCTGAGAGCCTTACGCAAACAGATAAAGCGTTACGCGCTCAGTCTGTAGGAATGGCTGAACAAGCCGCTACTTCCCTTGAAGCAAAGGCAATGGCTCGTATTAAGGCTGCAACGGTTCCGTTTACTCTTGAACCAAGTGAAGCTGGTTTGGCCGCAATTGGTGGTGCTAAACAAAAGTTTATTGATGCCAAACAAGCCACCGATTTGCTCTACGAAGAAGCATTGGGAGAGATTGGTTCTACGGCTAAATGGTTGGGAACTGGTGGCAAGTTTGTTTCGTTGGATAATACCAAGAAAGTCATTCGTCAAGCCGTTAAACAATTTCCAGCCACCGTTAGCGGTGAAGAAAGCGCACTTCTTGCCCCATTAAGAGCCACTGTAACTGGATTACAGGACATTGTTGGAGCAAAACAGGACTTGGGTGCTGCTCGTCAACTTCGTAGTCAAATCGGAGCTATTATTGGCGGCGGTAAGTCCGACTTGTTCCCAGGCATGAACATTGGTCAGGCTAAAGAAATTTACAAAGCGTTGTCTCTAGACATTGACCGTTCTGTTGCTTCGCTTACTGGTAATGGAGCTGCAAAACTTCGTGCTGCTAATAATGCTTACAAGGCCATGATTGAGCCTGTTGAGGCAAGCGAGTTTGTTGGCAGATTGGTTAATGATGGTTTTACTAACCCCGAGGAGGTTGTTGAACTGCTTGCCCGTGGTGGAACGGCTGATTGGGCTGCGGCTAAAGCCGTCATTCCAACCAAGACATTTGATAATTTAAGGCGTTCTGTTGTTGATAGATTGATGGGTTCATCTAAGGTGAACATTGGTAATGTAGAAATAGCCGACATTGGCAAACTAGCTCAATCGCTTAATGCTATTGATAGCTCGGTTAAGAATACACTTTTCAATGGCAGCAACCGTTGGCAGTTCATTGAACAAGCTGGCCGTCAGGTAAACGCCATGAAGAACATGAATGGCTTGTTCACTAGTGATACCCTTCCCGCGATTGGGGCCATCAATGAAGCTATGGCTATTGCTGAGAGAGAAGGCATAAACAAGGCAAACAGCTATTACAAAAATGCCATCAAATTGGCTGCTGAACGCCGGTCTAACATGACCTCTTCGTTGGTGTCCCAAATCAACAATGGCAATGTGGTCCATGTTGCTGAACGTCCAGCCGAGTTCTTTGAGGGATTGGTTCTATCTGGCAAATATCGTCCAGAATACGTTAAGAGCGTCATTGCTAAACTGCCTCCTGAACAGCAAAAGAACATTGCTGATACAGCCTTCCAAACCCTATTTGAGAAGGCTCGTGTCTTGGCTCAATCCACCGTAGAATCTGGCAAGAACACTTACAGCTTTGAGCAGATGCTTAATAATGTGTTCAAGAACAAGCAGCAAAGCCAGTCGGTTGAGGCTGTTATTGGCAAAGATAGGCTCGATCTAATCAAAAACTGGACTAGATACGAAATGGCTAACAGCATTTCACAAGCTAAGGCCAGCCAGCAAGGACGTAGGATTACGGGTCTTATTGGTCGTTTGCCATATCGAAATTTAGCTATGGCTGGTTTTGCTTCTTATGCGTTGGAACAAGCTTCAGGTAAAGCTTTAATGAGCAAAGCAACTCCTGCTAACGTAGCCTTGTTCTCAGATGCTCGTTTACTTCAATTGGCTCCAAAGAAAACTGCGGCTGGAATTGCTTTGATTCAAAGTGCTATGGGTAAGCCAGGTTACGGTGATTATATGCAAATGATGGGAGATTTTAGCCATGAACAACAAATGGCTATTGATGACTATTTGCTCAATCGGTAGGCTCCATCGCGCTAATTCCATTGTCGCTCAGGTAGAAGCGGAGGCCGCAATTGGCTCCTCCCACCACTTCACAATAGGCGGTGAGTTCCTTATTCACCCCCATCATTCTGAACTTGTAGTGTCTTGGTAGCTCCATGAGTTTGTCGTCCTCCAATTGAACCAACACTGCTAGCTCTTTTGGTAGGTTCTTAAACCAATAGAGCGGGTCGTTGGGGGACAGGCCGTTGTTCATAGTAGATTTTGCAAGGAGGGCTCGAACCTCCATTCTCAGTCTAGCCCCAACGGCGTCCCGTTGGTAGCACTGAGGTCTTATCCTTTTAGACCATTGCAAAAGGTTTTGACGTAGCGGTAGTAGGAGCCGCGTTTTCCATCCATCACTACTCCCGCTTTCTTCTCAAGTGCGCCTAGCGCAAGCCAAGAGTCAATTCGTGATCGGGCTGTGCTTCTGGGGCACTTGTAGTTGTCCGCGAAGTCCCGCATAGACCACCACCCGTCCTTACGGGAAACGGTAGTTTCCGCCATTAGCTTGTCCATCTCACTCCAAGGGTTGTTTTTCATTAGTAGGTTTTTATGTCTGTGGGGGCGCGGAATTTTCCGTTGATGCCGCGCACTTGAAAGATCGAATAGCTCCCGTCGTCTTCTACCCAGCCGTAGGCCCAGCCGTGGCTCCAGCGGAGTTTGCCTGTCTTCCTGTTGGCGTAGCCGGGGTTGAGATCGCACAAACAGCCTATGCAGCGGGCTTCTTGAGGTTTTAGACCTGGAGTTGAGTAGGACTCTATGGAGTGGCAGTGGCCGAAAACTACGTTGCCGTAGATGCGAGAATGGGAGGCGCAGGCTGACACTCCCGTATGGAAGCCATGCACTACGTTCAAATGGCCAATCGACACAACCCCTAGGCGGCTATCGTAGGGGATTAGAGAGGCTTTGTTCCTCTTTGCCACTGCTTGTATGTCTTGCACCATTCTTTGCCCCAAATCGGCTTTAACGGCATCTGTGGACTCGGCCAAGTCCCATGCTCTGACATCGTGGTTGCCCAGCATTAGGGTGTTTTGCTTTCCTCCCTTGAAGAAGGAGTCGGCAAAATTTGCCCCTGCCTCAAAGTCGTCCCTCATGCTTATGGCCCTGTCTTCCTCTGAGGCTCCCTTGCGGATGGCTGAGAAGTCCCACAAGTCGCCAGCTATAATTCGTATCTCTGGGTTGAAGTCTTTGGTGAAGGCTAGGGCGGCGGCGGTGGCATAAAGGTCTGCATGATTGCCGTGAATGTCAGAGACTATTACAAATTTCTTCATGTTAGCGGAGTTTAACAGCCTTGCGAACAAGCCGTTCTTCAGAGGTCTTGCTCTGGTGGCAGGCTACACAGAGGGCTTGGTAGCCGTCCATCTCCACGAACAGGCGTTCGATGAAGCTATCCCAGCTCACCCAGCCTTTAAGTGGGTCAACTACGGGATGGATGTGATCTATCTTTATGTCCTTGTTCCCTACGCTCTTTGAGCACAGGTAACAGGT